GAGGACGACCCATATTGAACATCATGTTCGCACAGATTTTTTGTACTTCTTCTGGAAGATCATCAAAAGTGTCAAACAGTTTTTTACATTCATCTATTGTTACTTCTACATCTTTAGCAAAACATTCGTTTACTCGATCTTCTGATACTGGTGTGCCTACTTCTTTGTTATACTCTTCATCCCATTCGGTAATAAGGTGTCCTATCCCATGCGTAGGCAAACCTAAATGATCTAAGTATATTTCATACTTACAACCTTCATCTTCTTTTAATTCTTCTCTTAACTCGTCTATGTTCATGCTGTTCTATTCCTACTTGCTATTGCTTGCATTGATGGGTTTAGTCCTAGAGCCAAAGCTGTGTTTGGATCAGTAACATCTATAGCTCCAATTCCTGTATTAGTTGATGCAGGTTGTATGTTCATTCCTGCTGCTGGTGTTTGATTCCGAACATTTGTTCGGGTTTGGTCAACGCCTCTTTCTATATTTGATCGTAAATTTTGTAGTTCTGAAGTTAATCCAGCATTATTCGCAACAGCCGAAAATTGTTTTCCAGCTTCATTTACAGCTTCTTGCATCAATTGACCAGGTGCTTGTGCGCCAAATTGAGCCATTGCTTCAGTAAACATACTTAAAAATAATCTAGCTTTACTAAGATCTTTTTGACCAGCAGCCTGTCTCTTATAATCTTTCATAAATCTATTAAAATAAGGTTTGTTTAAAAGAAACTTACCTACAACGCTAAAGTTAGCTAATTTGCCTATATTCTGAAAAGGTGCAGATGCAATGTTAGCAGCTATAAGATCACCACCTTGAGCTTGTTTAGTTAAAGTATTTAATGCTCTACCAAACTGTTCTAATTGCAGACCAGTTTCTTCTCCAAATACAGAACGAAACTTACCGTTTGCTCCACCTTCATTAAAACTTTTAGCAAAAGCCTTCATAGAAGACCCATCAATAAAAGCATCACCACCAAAATCTCTTAATACATTGTTCATGTAAAAGTTTTGCATTTTAGCCAAGTCTTCTTGAGCTTTTGTTAATAATGCTGGGTCTTTTCCTACAGCTCTATCAGCTCTATCTTTAAAAAATTTCATAACAGCTTCAACAGATTCAGCTTTAGCACTAGGTTTCGCTAATGTTTCTGATGCTATTAGTGGTGTTATACTCTCATTGTTCAATGCTTTTAAAGCAGAGTTGTTTTCAAACTGTGTTAGTTGTCTTTGAGCTATATTTACTTCTCGTAAAGCATCTACTAAATCTTTAGGCGCACCCTCATCCATTGCTCTTTTTACTGCTTCAGGAGTCATTTTTGAGTTAGATGTCATTCTTAATTGTTTAGCTAATGCCTTTACTGCACCTGCTTGACTTCCAAATAAAGTATCGGCAGTCGCTCCTAAATTATCTATAGCTTGTGAAAACTTAACACCAGAGAAAGCTAAATCATCTGGAAGTCCACCAACAACTTTACCAGTGGCATCATCCATTGCTTCTCTTATCCAACTATTAGCTAACCTACCTCTTAATCTTTCAGCTCTTTTTATACCTAATCCAGCTTCTTGAGACACATCATCAGCGGATCGTTGTGTCATTCCTTTGATTGCATTTAAAGCACTTTGTAATGGTTTTGGATTTCCGTCTCTTATTAGTTTTTTAGCAAAATCTTCGTTGGGGTCTTTACCAGCCATAATTAATTTATTTAATGATTTAACATTTATATGATCTGCAAATGTGTCAAACAAATCTGTTCCTTTAGCAAAGAAAGCCCTTGATTTATCAAGACTGTTTGCCGCATCATCTAGTCGTGTTCTTAAATCTCCAGTTATAGGTTTCCCTGTTCTTTGACTAAAATCAGCTAATTCAGCTTTAAAATTTTTACTGGTTAATTTACTGTCTATAATTTGTTGTGCTTTTTGTAAAAATCTACCGCCATTTTTTGTTCCAGTAACTCTGGCTGCATCACCTATCGCACTTCTTAAATTGTATAATTGAGAAAAACTTGTATATTCACCTAAACTATTAATACTATCTACTAATGCTTTAGCAACACCAGCTTTTGATGTTGATTTAGCTGCTCCAATATTAGCATCAAATATAGCTGCTGAAGATGTTTTTGCTTGTAATTTATTTGCTAATCCTTTTAACAATGCTGTATTTATAAAAGCAGCATCACCAATTGTGTCTTCTAAAACATCATCAATATTAGCAAATAACGTAGTATTTAAGTCATCAAATGATTCAGATGATTTTTTTAGTATATCAAATATTTCATCATTTAATTGAACATCTTTTGTAGTTGATTTTCCAAAAGTATTAACAATTCCATCTAAAGTTTCCAATACACTTTTTTGAGCGTCCTGAGTAACAGTATTTAATATTGCTCCTTCTTCTTGGACACCTTTAGCTAATATTTCTCCGACTTCTTCTGCGGATGTTTCTCCAGCATCTCCAGTTAAACCTTTAAAATAGTTAATATGTTTTAACATATTTTGATAGTTTTCTTGTTGTTTTTGAGTAGGACCTATAACTTTTTCAATAATCTTTTCTTTTCTTGATATAATACCTGATGCTCCGATAGCCGCTAAACTTGGTTTTAATCCAGCATCTTCATATCTTCCTATTACGGGATTACCTTGAGCATCTAACAACATTTTATCTGTGCCATCTGCATTTTTAACAGGCTTACCTAATTCATCTAATACTTTTAAAGGCTCTCCCGCAGGATCTTTTACAGGTACTTTTAATCCTATTGACTCTGCTGCTGCCTTTGCTTCTTGTGGTGGCAGTTCTTTTAATCCATAAGTCATACCTTTAGCAGTTTTAAACAAAGCACTAGCCACACCGAATGTTAGATCACCAACAAATCCTATAGCTGCTTCTGTTCCTATGTCTCCTGCAATTGAAGCTGCTGATTGTTTAGACACACCAGCAAGACCTTCTATTATTTCTTCAACACCTTGACCTGCTCCTGATCCTAAACCAGCACCAATCGCACCACCTAAAATAGTTCCAAGACCAGGCACAACTGAACCAAGAGCCGCTCCTTTTATTGCACCAGTAACACCACCAACAAGTTCTGGAGCTATACTGGCAAGATCAGCAAAGTCATATTTACTAAATCCTTCTTCATCTATTAATGTGTTTTGAGTTATTTCTTGACCTACTTTTGCTGCTCCTTCAGGTGTAAGAGCTAATCTTCCACGATTATCACGCAGGTATTCACCTTCTTCTATACCGAATTTAGCTAGTATTAATTCTTCTTCTTCATTGTTCTCTGCCATAGACAAGGCAGCTCTTAATGATCCACTAGTTATACCAGTTCCAGTATCAAACTTAGGAGCTTCTTCTACCTTATCTTCTGATTTTGTTGTTTCTGCTTCTAAAGTTTTTTGTCTTATCAAACTTTCAATAGCAGCTTGTTCAGCTTCATTAGGCTCATCACCTTTTATCTCAACGTCAAAAGATTCATTTGGTAGTTCAATTGTTATAAAAGCCATAATTATTCCTTCAAACTATAAATCATTCTTCCGTTTTCACCCATTCTTACATTAAATGATCTTCCTGAATCTCCAAACTTATAAACTTGATTACCACCTTTATCTTCTCCTAAAGCACTCATAGCTTTATTATATTGAGCTTCATTCATATAGCTATCTCTATCTCTAAAAGCAGTAAATACGTTATTAATTTGATCTTGTGTTTTTTGAAAAATAGTATCAACTTGATTTATTTTTTCTATAGCGTCTTTAGGGTTACTAAAAAAATCAATTTTACCAATTAATTTGTTTACCATTTCAACATCTTTATTAGAAATACCATTACCAGTTTCTTGTGTTAAAAATCTTTTATATTCAACTATAAGTTTATCTCTTAATGTTTCTGATAATTGTTCTTTAGACACACCTTCCACCGTTCTAAAACCACCTTTACCATCTGATATAATTTGATCTTTAAATAAAGTTTCTGGCTTTATTCCAAAAGCCACTCCTATACTTTTAAGTTTATCACTTACTTGAGTCATAACAGGAACAACACCAGGTTGTAATAATTGACCAGCAAGATTTTTAATATCATTTAATGTTGTTCTAGCTCTGTTAACATTAAAAGAAGCATTTTTAAATCTTCTTATATCTTCTGGAGCGTTATTAAAAACAGTTACACTGCTACCTTGACTAGCGTCTTTCTTAAAAGATTTAGAGTATGAAAGACCTTTTTGCCCATCAACAGGATCAATTTTTAAAACTTTACCAGTTAATTCGCCAGCCGACTTGCCTTGTTTTATAATCGCAGCTCTTAATTTTATACTTTCAACTAACTCTTTTTGTTCCATAGCATTTAAATGGTCTTCTTTCTTTAAAAATCTGTTCTCTGCTTTAGTTCTAAATTCTTTGCTTAACGCACTAAGAGCTAATCTCTTCTCTTTAGCTAACGCTAGTTTAGTTTTTTCATCAGCTTGTGTTTGTTGTAGAGCAAACTTACCAGCAGCGATTTGACCAGCTCTAGCATCGTCTTTAGCTTTCTGAAACGCTGGCATAGCAGCTTCTCCAGCCTCACCAACAGATGTAAGTATTTTGCTAAGATCAAATCCTTTGCCTGCTTTGTTTTGCATTAAAGACAACCCTAAAGACATAAGTGCCATCTTGTTATCTGGTTCTCCTGATACGTCTATACCTGTAGCTTTTTGAAAATCAGCTTTGTAATCTTCTATAGTTTTTGTGCCAACATCACTCTCAAGATCACCGAACAATTGTTTTTGTTCATCCATAGCTGTCGTGAACAAATTTTGTAATTCAGTCATGTTTGTGTCATATTTACTCTTAGGAGTTTCTTCAGGGTCTTGTCCTAATTGACCTTGTTGCATTCTTGTTTCGTCTGCAATAATTGCTTTGTTAGCTTCTATTGCAGCTTCTAGCTCTGCTCTTTTGTCAGATCCAGTTCCAATATCAATTACGCCAAATTCATCTCCTCCAAGACCTGCTTTAGAATCTCCACCTAAAGCAACACCAGATCCATCTGATTTTTCAATAGTTGAAGATCCTACTTCTCCTAGTCCTGCAAGTTTATTATTTATTATATTATCTTTTCTTATGAGATTTTGTTCTAAACTTTGATCTGGTATTAATGATTGTTTTAAATCCTCTGATGACGCACTAGGAACAGAACCAAATCCAAAAACATCAATATCGCCTAATGTGCTTTTAGAGTCTAATGATGGTTGCTTTGATTTTTTTTCTTTTTTATTTTCTGCATTTGAAATAACTTGATTAATTAATTCTTCTCTACTTCCTATAAATGAAGAAGGAACTATTTGTTGTTTAAGAGCTTTATTAATCCCAGTATTATCATATCTAAAAGGATCAATGTCTTTAGTTAAAGGATTTATATTAGGAATTTTATTACTAGGTATATTTAAAAGCCTAGATAAAAAATTAGAATATTCTGGTGTTCCTAATCTGTCGTTAATAGCCATGCCTAACCCTTATGAGCTTTTTTGACCGCTACCAAAAGGTGCGATCTGTGACAATGTTGTGTAAGCACCTATACCTTGTAAGAATGGATTAGCAGAAGGTGTCGTTGCTTGTGTAAATGTAGACGGAATACTTGCACTTGGCATTCCTTGTAACAAGTTCTGACCTAATTGTAGTCTTGTATAAGGTTCTTGAGCAGTTTGCATTTGGTTTTGTCTTTGTGCATCTAATTGAGCTTGTTGTTGTGCTTGTCTCATTGCGCCTAACTGACTTAATTGTGATATATCTGCTTGACCTAATGCTTGTTGCAAACGACCTATATCTGACGTTGTGCCTGCTAAAGTTCCAAATGCTTGCCCAAGACCGCCAGCTAATCTTCCTGACTCTAATTGAGCTTTTAAACCCGCTCCAGCGGCATCTTGTGATGCTTTTAATGATTGACCAAAACCCGCAGATAATAATCTTGCTAATGTATCAGCTTTTGTATCTTGCAAATTACGTTCTGTTTCTGCTCTTTGCACACCTTGTCTTGAACCACCAAAAGCTCCTGCTTGTATAGCCGCTGCATCAGCACCAGCTTTTCTCATGTCAGCTTGTCTGTCAAGCTGTGCCATTGTTCTATCAATTACTTGCTGTTGAAATGGGTCTTGAAATTTAGATATATTTGCAGTCGTTTGTGCAACTAATGGATCGGTAAATTTTTGAGATTGACCTGGTTGCAACATACCCAAGCCACTTGTTAAAGCCTGTTGAGCTGCTAAATCTTGTTCTGATGCTCCTTCAATAAATGGTTTGTAAGAACCAACCATTGTTTCGCCCAAACCTATTGCAGAAGAACGAAGTGGGTCCATTCCAGCTATTTGATAATCTGGCAATCCTAAAGGAGAATCTAATAATCCTTTGGTGGTTTGTTCTTCGCCATCAAACTCACCGAAGCCTGTTTGTAGTAATCTTTTTTGCAGACCTTCAAGGAAAGGGGGTAATCTTTGTATATTTTCATAGGTTTGAACTGCCATTATGCTCTAGCCTCCAAGT